GTACCATTCTTCCTTTTCTATGCGCCCAAGCTCCTTGCGCTCGACTTCAGCCAGCATCTTCTCAGGTGTCAGCTCAAACATTTTGGATGGGGTAATCTTTTCTAATGCTTTAACGAACGCATTGGTCAATAGCTCTGGGCGAACACCCGGCTCATGCTTGGCAGCGCCATTTTCAAAAGCCCACGCCAGATACTCGCGTGAGCCAAAGCCAGCGCAATGCTCATGGTAGCAGCAGTAGGCACGATTGACCGGATGGTAACGACCCATTGGATTGCCGTCGCTATGCTCATTAGAATTAGGACAAACCACGCCATACCAACCAGACTGATTGGCGTTTTCTAATAACATTCCATTGTCATCAATCCACTGCAAGATGTCATCATCGCCATCGTCTTTAAGATGGATTGAGCGCACTGAGGCAGTGTCCGCCTCCTCTGGATTGACGCCTAGCGCATCACAAATTTGATCTAAGGTAAACTCGCGCTCTGGATGGAACTCAATGAGCTTAGAAGCAAAATGTTCTTTGCCGGGCTTGAGATTGACTGAGCCGGGCAAGCGAAAGTTACGCACTGCGTTGATAGCCCCACCATCAGTAAAGCCAGCATCCGCAATCGCTTTGATCGCAGCAGTGAACTCACCCTTGGTTGGCGCGGCCTCGCAATCAAATACATAGCCCCACTGGTAATTATCAGGGGAAGTTTCCATGATCCATGTAGGCTCAATGGTAGGAATTTTAGATTTAGTGCCGATGTCATCTAACACCATCACTAAAACAAATTCGCAGTTGGCGGCTGAAGCAGAGATTTTGCCGTCTTGAAAGCGATCAATAATGAATGAGCCAGTGTTGCCATACCAAGCTCCAGTAGGCTTGTAACGCTCAGGCAAGAACGCTGGCCAACTGTATTTCAAAGTGCCGTCATTGTGCATGGCTTGATTGCCATCGACCATAACAGGCTTTTGTCGCACTATTATAAAGGTTTCGCCTTGGGCGGCTAGTTTAGTGAGGTACTCAACGAATTCAATATTTGTTATACTCAGCGCAGTCATGCAAATCCTCTAGTTTGTTTTGATTAAAAAGGCTTGGCTCTTATCGGGGTCAGGCCTTTTGCTTTTATTGGACGATCAGTTTACTACTTCCCATACCGAAGCATGGCTTTTACTTCTACATTTAAGGGTAACTCCTTACACCAATCTGGAGGCGTACACATCACCGCCGTCATTTCTTTAATGATCTCATCTGGGCTATCAGTTTCTACCACGATCTCATCGTGGACATGAAGAACAACATTATCCAACTGGCGTAAAGAATGACGCAATAAATCATTAGCAACAGCTTGAGTAATGTTCTCACACGCAAGGCCTTTCCATAGTCTAGCCCTTGGCCATTCTGTAGCGTCGGCAGCCGGTTTCCACGCAGCTTTGGCGTAAGTAACCCCCTCCGAGTCGAGCTTGGCATAGGGATAGCATAACACCCTTCCAGACGGAAGTGCGTACCAAAGATGTTGTCTGTCATACATATAAACGATGCGGCCAGCAGAGAATTCGTAGCCCGGATTACGCAGAGCTGCGGTATAGGCTTCTTCTAAATCTTGCCAATATCTTACAGCCCAAGAGTTTGCGCGACGCCACGCATTAACGGTACGCCGAGCATCGGATTCGGGAAGTACCACTCCATAGTTACGACCCATCGCAGCAAAAGCACCAATGCCACCACCATAACCACATGAAAGGATAGCGACCTTTCCAATCTGTCTTTTGCTATCAGTAACTTCATCTTCTGAACAGCTAAATATACTCGCAGCTTCCCTAACATAGATGTCCCTATTCTTTCTGAATACGTCCAATACAGTATCAGCGTCAGGCTGATTTGACAACCAAGGATTGCAGCGCGCCTCAATGCCAGACCAATCAGCTACGACTAGGTATTTACCCTTGGCTGGTATCAGTGTAGGTCTGAGCATCCCCTTGAGGACATCGGTGACACGTTTTCCGAATTCTGGAACAATGCTTTTTCCATCAACCATTGCTGCTCTAACAAGATCAGGTTGTTTAACGCATTTTCTAGTGAAATTGTGGACTTGCGCTCCATACGAGGAAGCGCGACCTGTGGCGCTCCCGCCAGCAAAGACAAACGCGCCGCGAACTCGGTGATCCTCCTCATCAGAAAGCTGTGCAAGGCGGCTGAACTTCGCAACCGATGACGCCCAGAGATCGTCCGCACATTGGATAACGTCTGCGACATCGGTGGGAACTTGATCTGGGTTCTCATCAGCAAAGATAAGGAGGTTGGCGCGGACTGTTTTATCAATACTATATTTTTTCTCGCCATCTTTATATTTCTCCATCAATTTGAGGGCATCCTCGCCTACGCGAGCCATCACCCATTGTTTCATCTTGGAACTTCTAACGCTAGTGATCTCGCCCTGCGTAATCTCATCTACCAAGTTCTCGATCTCGCCTAGCTCGGTAGAGGCATAGCGCAAGGCGGCCTCTGCAAGTCGTACATCAACCAGTACGCCTCTGTCGTTAATCTTCTCATTGATATGGTAATCGAGCAACTCATCCGGTGACAGCGGGCGCATGGATTGGCTAACCAATCGCATAACTTTGACATCTTGCTCGCAATAAGCAATCATCTCAGCCATCAGCTCAGGTTCAGTGCCAAACGAGCCATCAGCGCGTGGAATGGATAGCAGACGGATCAATTGACTGCCTCGGTGATCCTTACGCATAGATGCGCCAGCAAAGCGCCCTACGTCCTCTAATGAGCCGGGAGCGCAATTGGCTCTGGCCTGTGTAGCGGTGCAATAGAATTGCTCTAGCTTAAAGTTAATCTGTAAGACATACCAGAATATCAAACGCTCAAAGGCAGCATTGTGGGCGTAGATTAAACCAGTATGTTCGCGCACTTCTTCTGGGAAAGCATCGTGAGGCAGCCAAGTCTTGACTTCCTCATCATTGAACGCATACGACATACAAAGCACTTCCGTACTCGGATCTTGGGCGTAGTTATATACACCGTCAGTCAAGAGGTTACAGCGACTACGCGTTTCAAAATCAATGTATAAAATAGTCATAATTAGGCGGGGCTAGACAGTCTTTTTAGTCTGAAATCTCTGCGAGCCATAGAGCTGAATAGTGTCAGCCTAACCCCTATTCGTTACACTGCTGCGCGGCGGCGGCGGGCTGGAGCTGCTGGAGCTTCTTCTACTTCAGCAATAGAAGGTTCTTCCAATTCCAATTCAGGAGCTTTTGCACTTTCTTCAGCATTCATATCCATCCAGTCAATCACTTCAAAGATTGGTGTATAGATACGGCCATAAGACTTGTGGGAATAATGCTCTTTACCCAAAGTAATGATAGCTACAGGCTTAGTAGGATCTTTCTCGATCTGAGCTGCGATCAACGCGCCCAAAGTTTGAACAGCACGTTTACCGCCTACAGAAGTAGTTGTAAAGCGAGCTTCCATTCCTTCATCTTCACCAGATACGCACTTGATAGACAAACCAACTTGGGTTTCCCAACCACGTTTAGCACCAACTGGAGCTGGCTCTAGTTCAGGCAATGGCTGTGAAATGCCAACCATCTTCTCGCCCAATACATCGCCATCGCCCCAAGCGATAAAGCCATGCACGAATGAGAATGGGTTAACCGCCCATTCAGAGCCTTCTTCTACTTCGGTTTGATCTGCGCCAAATACCCAATGACCGGTTTTGTCCATCTTAATGATGACGCTGCCAGCTTCGGCTACTTTAGGGAGATTAGCCTTGAGCGCACCGGCTAAGTCTTTAACTGCTGGCAAACCTGCCGCTTTAAATGTTGTCAAATTAGACATGATATTTCCTTACTTTAGTTTAGTTTAGAGAGGACAGCGCTGAGTTGCCGCCCGATTTGTAACACCGCTGGCCTTGGATCAGAGTCCTCAACCAACGTACTACCAGAGGAGATAGCAACAACTAACTCCTTCGGTAATTCTTTTTTCTTTGCCTTCAACAGCTTTTCAGCTTGTGCAGGAGAAATAATTTTTTTAGTGTATAAAACATCGCTGCCTAACCCCAATGTGTAATTGAGCAAAGATTCACCATTAGCTAATGCTGCATCAGACCATTGGCGTGTAGCGCGCTTTGCCACCAGCTTGTAGCCCGGTACACGAATGTCAGCCTCTAGCATCTGATGAGCTAATGAGCGTAAATCAGTGACCCATTGCTCGATCACATCGGCTTGGGCTAAGTAATGAGCAATCTTTGACGGCTCTAAGTCTTTTAGGGCAAGCTGCGTAGCCCGATCTACTGCGCCGGTCATCAGCGGGCAAGTAGGCTTGGCTGCACACCAACGGCAATGGCTACCAGAAGCCATCGGTGCGTCAGGCTTTTGGGATTCTTTGACAGCAACTCGCAGCTCACGCTCGAATTGCTTGAGGCGATCAATGGTAGTTGTCCAACGACGGATTTCAGGCGGCTGAATAATAATGACTTCGACTTCATCGACATCATCAAAAATCCATTGGCACTTAGGGGTACGCATGGCAGCGCAAGCATAGAACATGGCCTGATCGTTTTCTTCGGCTTCAACTATTACGCCATCTCCAAATTTCCAATCAAGCACAATAGCTTTGCGGGCTGTCTTACCTAGCAAGTCTGCTGATCCAAACGCGCCTTCGATATAGTCACCAAAGTCAACCTCAGACTCAACCATGTATTCCATCTGAAAGTCAGGATCAACTTCATTCAAACGCATGAGAGCTGGCCAAATCTTACGCTCCAATAGTTCTTGAGTCATAACATGAGTTTTATATTTCATGCCAATCGTATCTTCGGGGCGTAGGTCTTTTTCAAGAATCTCTGCTATCACGTTATGACAGAGAGTGCCTTCGTCAGCATACTTGCTGGAGGGCTTGGGTGGCATCTTCGCTACTAAAGCGACTGATGCTGGGCAGTTGATAACTCGTTTAGCGGTTGAGCCGCCGACGATGCTTGAATGCTTTGCCATTTGTGTCCTTAATTTAGATTACTTTACCTTTTGAACGTCCAGTGTAACACAAGAATTGTATAGCGCAATACTTTTTGTGATATTATTTTTTACATGACTAAAAAAGAATTAGAACGCGACATTGAAAAGCACTTTATTTGGGTGGTTGAAACCAGCGGGGGTAAGACCTATAAGTTTAAATCAATTACCCAGCGTGGCGTGTCAGACCGCATAGCGTGTTTACCTAATGGACAAACTTGGTTTGTTGAGTTAAAGCGAGCCAAAGGTGAGTTGTCAGCCATGCAAGAAATCTTTGCTGCGGACATGGTTGCCTTAAAGCAACAGTACGCTTGCCTATGGAGTAAAGAGCAAATTAATGAATGGCTGGCCAAGTGTTTAAGCTAAGAGATTATCAAGAGAAGGCCGCCGACTTTATCTTTGAGCGTGATAGGGCTATGGTATTGGCCTCAGTGGGCGCAGGTAAAACCGCCATTACATTGACAGCCATGAAGGAAATGATTGATGCTGGCCATGTCAAACGCTGGCTAGTCCTAGCCCCCAAGCGTGTCTGCACTGACGTATGGCCAGTAGAGCTACCCAAGTGGGCTGCCGGGCTAACCATGTCGATTTGTATCGGTACGCCAAGAGAACGTCTAAAGGCCTACGCTGCGGATACCCATGTCATGGTCATCAATTACGACAATTTGCAATGGTTGACTCAATTAAATTTAAACTTTGACGGCGTGGTATTTGATGAGTTGACTCGCCTCAAGAACCCATCAGGCGCGCGATTTAAAGCACTATTAAAAGTAATTGAGCCGATGAAAATACGCTGGGGGTTGACCGGCAGCTTTACCAGCAATGGCTTAGAGGATGTTTTTGGTCAATGCAAGATTGTGGATCAAACCTTGTTAGGCCGTAGCAAAGGAGCGTTCCAGCAGCAGTATTTTGTGTGCGTCAATCGTGATTTTGGCCAATGGGAGCCTAGAGTTGGCTCACTAGAGAAGGTCATGAATGTGATTAAGCCAGCGACATTCTTGCTGGAATCATCAGAGTATAAGGATACGCTGCCACCACTGCACACCGTAGAGATGCGTTGCGATCTGCCAGATCGTGAGCCATACGAAAAGATGAAGAAGGATTTTGTTTATCAATTTCCAGATGCCAAAGCTATTGCAGCTAACGCTGCGGTGGTTACTCAAAAGCTACAGCAGATGGGGTCAGGCTTTATCTACATCTCTGATCGTAAACCAGACCCTACTAGCCCCGGCAAATTTATCATGAATCAACAGCCGGTGTGGTTTTCCAGCCACAAGTTTGAATTGCTTGATGATTTGCTGGCAGAGAACCAGCGAGCCAATACCATTATTGTCTACAACTACAAAGAGGAGCTGGCTGAATTACAGCGCAGATACCCTCATGCTCAAACGATTGATGCGCCCAAAGCCATCGAGCGTTGGAACGAAGGCAAAATCGAGCTACTCCTTATACATCCTAAGTCTGCGGGGCATGGCCTCAATTTACAATATGGCGGTAACAAGATTGTGTTTGTGTCTTTACCTTGGAGTTTAGAGCTGTATGAACAAACTGTAGGGCGTCTACATCGTGGCGGTCAAAAGCATGAAGTCTGGTGCTATATCCTGTTAACTAACAAAACAATTGATGAAAAAGTCTGGGCTGCTTTGGCCGATAAAAGGGCTATTTCAGAGATTGCTTTAGAAGAATTGAAATAATTGTTTTACATTACAAATAAATCTGTTACATTTAATGAACTTTGAAAGGATTAGCAATGAAATGGTTTAAAAAAGATGAAGTTCCAGTAAAGGCCTATAGCTGGAGATCATTAACAGATATTCTGTCTACTTTGAGTGAAGCTGAAGTAGAGAGCCTGTTAGAAAAAGAACTTGAAGGTGAGAAGCGATGGTCAATTGTCCAGCGCTTACACCAACGGTACACCGTTCTTCGTGCGGCGAGAGAACGGAAAGAATTAAAGAAATTAGTAGCCGCTTAATTTGATTTAACTAGAGGAAAAATCATGAGAACACCTAACGTACCTTATATTTGGACTGCATCTGGCACTGACATTACGACACGATGGCGCAATCAATATGGCTGGACACCGCCATCAGAGTTGCAAGAGTACCGCGATAAGTGGAAGTATTACCAAGAGTTGCCATTACGCGCATTAGATGACGGCGCTAAAGAACTGTATGAGCAAACCTTAAAACGTGCCAAAGTAGCGAGGATCAAATGAACACACTTCTAACTGATATCGCTCACGCTCGTCAGCTTATTAACCAAATCGAAATACTGTGTAATAACCAGCAGATCAATGGCCGCAAGCCTATTTACGATAAGGTTCAAGAGCTACAGACTTATGTTCAATTGCTATTACTCAAGACGGCAGACTACGCGTGAGCTGGGCTGACAAAGTGGCCATTGCCACCATTGCTATAGCTGCCGTCATTTTGATGTCAGTCCTTCGATTGGCCATTCGTATAGGGGGCTTAGTATGACCGAGTTATTATTTCTTTTTTTATTAATTAGCGGTATAGCTGCTTGGGGTTTTATACTTTATATTTTAATTAAAGTAATAACACAATCATGACTACTTGGACACTTTCAGAATTAGGTTGCAATGGTAATTGCCAACAAGGGCGCTTGCCTTGCAACTGTCAAGAACCTATACCGTTCTTGGGCTGGATGCGATACGAGCCAGTAGTAATTGTTGAAAGCGGTGCAAGTGTTATGCCTAAACCAGAGGAACAAAAATGATCTATCTAATTTATGCTTTATTAGTACCTATTAGTTTAATTTTGACTGTTATTTCAATACCTTTAGCTCCCATTTTGGTATTGTTTGCTAGGCCGATATTGGGCTGGTGTGATAATCATAGCTATGAGGCAGTAGAGCCACGATTGCCGACCTGTTTAGACTGGTTTATGACGCCAGATAATTCACTTAATGGCGATGCTACTTTTCAAACAATGTTTCCGCCGGGTCAATGGTGGTCACAAGTTCATTGGCTATGGCGCAATCCAGCGTATAGCTTCGCGTTACGCTATTTAGGAACTCCTTATACCACTTCGGTACAGGGCGATAAAACAATTAAGGACAACGACAATGCGAAAGCGGGCTGGTGTAAGGTATCAGTTAATGGACTATTTCAATTTACTCTTGTTACCCCTATTGGTTTTAGCCGTTGTATCTATGTTAATTTGGGCTGGAATATTCGTGGTCTGGTGGATGATAACGTCCAGCCTAAGCCGGATATTTGGCAAGCAACGTATGTTTTCTCGCCAAGAATCTCAGGATTCAGATAATGGATGAAATAGAGATTGCTAAGTTGCAAGAAAAGTTGGCTAAGGCTTTAGCTGATGCTGATTATTGGCGTCTAGCGTATGACAAGCTCATGAAGCATATCGACCATCAAAATAGCTATGTACGCCATTTAGAGCAGCAAGTTTGGGGAGGAAAAACATTTTGAACATTGGTGATGTGAATAGCACTGAAAAAGGCTCAGGCGCTCGTTATAACGCAGGTAAGCCTGATTTAAGCCTCATTCCTCTTTGTACGCTTGAAGATGAAGCCAAAGTGTGGATGTATGGCAAACAAAAGTACGCTGCATGGAACTGGGCTAAAGGAATGGATTGGTCTGTACCCTTGGCTTGTGCCTTGCGCCACCTGTCTAAATGGCAAGCTGGTGAGGAGAACGATGAGGAGTCGGGGCTACCCCACCTTGCTCATGCTATGTGCAATCTACGGATGCTAACGCTGTTTTCTAAGACATATAAAGAAGGCGATGATCGCCCGCCATCAGAATTCATGCCATGACTGCAAATGAACTAGCTGAAGATTTAGAAGGCGCTAAGTTAGTAATTTTAAGACTTAACGATATGCTACGCCAGCAACAAGCTGAAATAAAGGCGTTGAAAGCAGAAAAAATTAGGGCTTATGACAATGGATATGAAGATGGTAGAAAACCTAATACAAATAAGGCACAAGAGAAATGAGTCAAACTAGACTAGGTTCGTTTATTGAAGCATGGGTGAATGTACTGATAGGGTTTACTATTAATTACATCGCCAATTTGTTGATATTTCCGCTGTTTGGCTTTCACATTAGTCTGTTAGCTAACTTCTATATGGGTCTGCTATACACTGTCATCTCAGTAATTCGTAGCTATGCTGTTAGGCGTTGGTTCAATGCAAGATTGCATCGTTTATTGGCCAATATATGAGCAGTTGGTTAATTGTTCTTACAGGCTTAATCTACGCTTATATAGCGGCAGAACAGCTTTTCAAAGGCAATCCATATATGACGGTTGTATATGGCGGCTATGCTTTCTCTAACATCGGGCTGTATTTGTTGGCTAAATAAAAAAAGTTTCCCGAACAGGAAGAATGTATGAAAAAGTGCATGAAATATCAATAAAGTTACCGATCGGGGTATTTTGTACGAAAAGTCAGTAGCTTAAAAATGATTCATTAATAAGGCTTTATACATATACGGACTGCGTATTGAGCCATTAACTTTACAATCCAATGTCAACAACTTTACAATCAGCCGTCAAAACTTTACAAAAATGTTAACAAAACTGTTGATATGGCTACTTTTTGTCAATAACTGTACATATAGGTATCAATATGTATAAAAAATTGATACTTATAAGTTACATTTTGTTACTAGACACAAAATTATTTGTCTAGTAATGAATAAGTTTTTATAGGCTCATGGCTTTTTAAATCTACATTGCAAGCCCATTTAACTGCTTCTTCTGCGGACAAGCCCATTCTCATGCAGACTTCGGCTGCCATTGCACCAGAACCAATAGCCATAAAGGTTTTAGCGCGTTCCCATTCAAGATCGTCACCACAATAAAAAAGACCTTCTTTAGTTAGCCTAATAAAAGAACTATCAGGCTTGAGCTTTGGTTTAACTTTGCTTTTCTTATTGATGTAATCCACTACTTTTTCGCAATCGCTCCAATTGCCGGCCACGCCTAACCACCCGCCATCTATTGCGACAATTTTTTCTTCAAAATATTTAATGCCAGTATCTTCGTCTGAAAATTGACTATCCGATACCAAGATTTTTTTGTCCCAATCACCAACGATAGTAGTCATACTTTTGTTATGCACCCACGAAATTCTATTTCTCCGTTTTCTTCATCGGACACCATAATCATCTCTGGCATTAGCATCCGGCCTTGGTCAAAGGATAGCATCACAAAGCCACTGCGCCAATCTTTAGGAGAATCCTCGCAATACTCGAAGGTACTGGACATCGGATCGGCCAAACAACCGGTCTGGATGCCCCAAAATGTGCCTTGAAAATTGGAAATCGGCTGGCAAGCAAGGACGTGCGTATGGCCAGTGATAATGTTGGTATTACCCGCCGCCAGCAAATTGCTGTAGCCAGCGGTGCGGCCACCTTTAAACCGGTGTTTTACTACGGTATCTTCGCCAATCCAGAATGACCAACAAGTTTCCCAGTTGGGGAAATGGTACTTTAATGAGAAGCCATCTACACCGCTGTATTCGGGGACTTTATTGACTAGCCAAGCCTCGTATCTCATATCATGGTTACCCAACGTCCATATTAGTCGGCAGCCAGCAGGTCTATGTTTCTCGATTTCATCTAAATGCTGACGGCAAGCCTTGAGTTCTTCTAGGACACTAGGCTTTTGATCGTAATTAATGCTTGGAAAACGGCTTAAAACCTGCCCATCGAACGCATCGCCGTTGCAGATGATGACCTCTGGCTTGAATTTTTTAATCATCAACAGGAGGGCTTTAAAGGCCGTTGTGGTGGTGTCGGTAAAGTGGGCATCTGAGAACACAATGATGCGTTTGACTTTATCTACCTCAATACCCCTTCGGACATTGTGAGCTGCCAACTCAACCTTTTTAGGTTTAGGCTTAATTTGATCGCGTTGGGAATTATGGGTAGCCAATTTAATGCCAAGCCGGGTTTCAATACTGCTTCGCCTTCTCATGACACTAGAAGAAGCAACACCCAGCTTTTCAGCCATTAAGACAGGAGAGCCTAGTTTAGCCCAAAGGTCTATAAATTCTTGATCTGTGCATACAAGTTTCAGTGCCATAAGTACCCTTCTTCTTCTTGTTGTAATCGGATACTAACCGAACATTGTGTAAATACAAAGACTTATAGGTTATAGCTTATCTTTTACCTGTAATTTTCTTGAATTTTTGTTCTAGCTCGTAATCTTCACGACATTCAGCAGAACAAAATCGTCCTTCTGGTACTGCTTCATTACAGCAAAGGCAATGGCCAGAAAACTTTTCTTGCCCTCTTGCTCGTATTGCTTTAATGGCTAATTCTCGATGCAAGGCTTCTAAATCCGAAGCATCGTCAAAAATATCGCTGCTCATGCTACTGTTCCACCTACGTTTTCATAATAGGCTTTTAAGTGTTCCATGTCGTTGACGTGTTGGCCATATTTTGCACCGGGCAGACTTGCCCAGCGCGTACTGCATTTATTAACTGCTTGCTCAAACTGGCCATCATTAATCAGATGGTCAGCGCCGACTTCCTTAATCATCTGCATTGCAATCTGGTCTTGAGAAGCGGGGGAGAAATCTATTAACTGTAATTGTTTCTTGTAGGCATCGAAATAGCGCTCTAGGATTTGATAGCGCCCGGCTGCGGTACTAGAAAGCCCATTGACTGTAATCAGTTTGCGAGGATGGTCAGCATAGCTTGAGAACAGTGTTCCGCCAAGCAAAACATTGTAGCCATTATCAGACTTGGCCAAAAGCGTTCTGCCGATCTCGGAGAAACCAATAGTGTCTAAAAGGGCTTTCTCGTTCTTTGTCATTTACTTATCGCATCGTATTGGGCGTAACAGGCTTGGAGTCCTGACCTAATTTCGTCTGCTCTGGCAGCTTCCCTAATAAGAAATCCTGCATCTTCGGCATAAAGGGTTGACCCAGTTCCACCCGATCTAGTTGCGGTAGTTTCGGTTCTACTGGGACGTGAACGCAACTGCATAAGAGCGTCAGCAAGCTGATCGTTAATAGCTTTAATTTGAGCATTTTTGTCTTTCTCTATTTGGTCTGCGGCAGATTGATGTTGGTCTTGGAGCTTTTGAGTTTGCGCGGCTTGTTCAGCTTTATAGGCTTTAAAATCCAAATCGCGTATATGCCAGCCAACATAAATGCAGCCAAGTATGCCAAGGATTCCGGCAGCAATCTTGACGTAGTTAAAATACCCATTTAAAAGCCCTAACGCTTTTGACCACATTATCTATCCTCAGTCTTTTGAGTCGCTGCTTTAGCCCCGATCATTACGCCTGATCCGCCAAGGACTGTACCAATCCCTACGCCGAGCTGAGAAAAATCAATATCTCTACCATGTAAGACATGAATAATAGCGATAGCCAAAAACCCAAAAATAGAAGCAATAGCTCCAACACGCGCAGCACAATAGGTTTGGTTATCATCTTCTGTAAGGATATCCTTAAAGAGTTTCATTTTTTCTTGGTTGTTGGCTTTTTAGCTACTTTGGTAGCTATCTTGGCAACAGTCTTTTTGACTGCTGGTTTGCGAGCTGTGGCTTTTTTAACCGCCGGTTTTTTTGGCTTTGCTGGTACTTCTACTGGGAAGTCAGGCAATTTTGCTTCTATTGGTTTGCGGCTTAATAGAGCGCAGATTTTACGGAAGATCATAGTTCATCCCATCTTATCTTGTTTATTATCTAGCTTTATCATGATCTGATCGAGGATATGCTCTATGCGGGATAGCCTGTAATCCAAATCAGTCTTTTTGACATAGTCATTTGGTAGCTTTACTTCTAAATGCTGGAGCTTCTCTGTAAGGATTTTTTGGTCAGCTACTAAGGTGTCTTGGTTTTTGGATATCTGATTAACCCAATAACTAATAATTCCGTTAAATATCGTAACTATTATTGCTGCGCCGCCTACTATAGCTGACCAATCCATGATTATTGGATTACTTCTACTGGAGCTTCTTCAGTTGGCGCTGGAGCATTAGCAGCTTCGGCTTCTTGAATTGCTTGGAATTGTGGGCTACAAGTTTGACCTAGAGCAGTCAGTAGTTGAAATACCTCTTTAGCTGGGCGGGTTTCAAGATATTGAAATACGGCCAATACTAAGTCTGCGTTAATCTTAATTTCGTTCATCGGTTTATCCTTAATTGTTGGGCATCATTGCCAGTTCAAACTATATCATTTAATTGCTTTTTGTACAGAAAATCTACTACAACATCAGGTGTTACAAATCGTTCTGCTTTATGCTCTATAGAGTCCCACCATAAGAACTGATTAACTGCTAGATTATCGCGACTCTTTAGTAGATTCCAGTTTTCAGGATGACCGTAGATTAATGGATCAGATACAGACCAAAGCACTATGCCCGGCTTGCCTTCATCCCATGCAAGGTGCTGGAAGAAGCTATCTATGCCAACCCATGTTCGACATTCGCGGATTAATTGACGCAGCTCAGACATGGGTAAATTTTTCCTGAAATCATCAACAAGTTGCGTTTCGCCTTCTACCCCAATCTGGATAATCGGCTCATTAATTGAGCTGATTAATTCTTTCCAATAAGGATAATTTTTAGGGTTTTCCCTAGTATTCATTAACGGTTTAGCATAAGGGTGAATAAGGATCATAGATAGAGTTTCCTGTAAGCATTTTCTAGGCTATCTTTCCACTTCCATTGATCCATCTTCTTGTAAATGCTCCACTGGTCTAGGCTGCCGAATAAATGCTGCGCCTCCGCAATAGACCGCCCCGGTACGATCTCAGGATAGCAAGTGAAAACCATTGGGTTTTTAATTTCAGGCAGTACATGGTTAAAGACAATGTGATCGCCTAACCCGCTATTTAAAACCACTATAGTATGATTTTGGTATATTAAAGTGTTCTTGAATATGTACTCATCGTGGTAGTACATCTCTTGTTTGGTTTCACTGCGAATGCCGCCTTGTGGATTTTTCATGTGCCAAGTAATGGCGTCTGGTACGGCCAAAATGACATAGCCCTTTTGGTGTAAGCCATAGGTGAATAGCGTTTCTTCACGATGCGCCACTCTGGACAGCCCCAGATTGTAGTCATGTACCCCAGCGCGATAGAGGAATGAACAATGCAGATGCTCTACTTCTTTAGAGCGTGTAATTTGACCCCATTGGATATTAGGCTCTGTATCTACATTGTTGATACGGCCAGTGACTTTGCGAGTATCTGGCATATTGGGCGGCGTTAGAATAGACCCACCAACTGCCCCGACTTTCATGCCCGCATCGCCAAGCTCTTTGGCATAGGCTGACAAGCGTTCTAAAACATTAGGCTCAGGAATAGCGTCATCGTCTACCCGCCAAACCCACTCGTAGCCCATTGTATTAGCTCGCTGGTGGATATGATGTTGGCCTTTCTTTTCGGCAAATAGCCATTCCCACTTAACACCCTTGATGTCTAACATCTGAAAAAAGTAGCTGTAGATCAGCTCTTTTCGCATATCCTGTGGCTCGTCATTATCATCAAAAATTACCAGCTTATCTGGTAATCGGGTTTGGTTAATGATGGCGTTAAGGACTAAGGGCAGCGTTGTAAAGTAACGCCCCCTAGTGGCTACTGAGCAGAGTATTTGCATAGCATTAGATTGCAATTGTTTCCAGCTCCTAGTGGCGCAGGGGTATCGCTAATCTGCCCCGCTTCATTAATATAATTAAATTCAAAGCCGGGAAAGTCTGCTTCGGTTAAGCCATGCAGCTTATGGTGATGCCCCCAAAAGCCTACCGGTTCATTTAAAGGTACAGTAATTAATAGTCGTTTGCAGTGCTTTTTAAACTTTTTAACAAGCTCCAAACCGTTGTCTAAATGCTCAATCACTTCAAAGGCAACAATCGTATCGTATTGCCCTAGCTCATATTGATTGATATCGGCATGAGTAAAAGTGTTATCAACCCCATCCCAGCCTTGTTCATTGGCCACGTCAATAATAATGGCGTCATAATCTACGCCTACATAGCTAATATTTAAAAGAAAAAATTGCCTTCCATAGCCAGAAGTGCAACCTAGCTCAAATAGCGAGCTACCCAGTATATTTTTGGCCGCCCACTCGTAGCGTGTACGCTCGCGGGAAAAGCCAACATCATCGCCTTTTAAAACTACAGCTCGTTCGTAATTGTTAGTCAGCAAAAAACGATAGTAATTAGGATTGTATTTTTTGGCTAATCTGAGGGAATTTTTTGCAAAAATGCTTTCCCAATTTTGAACTAGCTCTGGGTTATGAACAGTACCTTCGCCCTGATGGTAGATCGGAAAGCCACCGGTGAATAGATTGCCGCCCCAATGCTTTTCAAAGACCTCGCAAACTTCAAAGCCAGCGTTCTCGGCCTCGATGCAGAACTCGGTATCTTCGCCAGCCCCTACGCCATACTCCTCATTGAGTAAGCCAATCGCATCAAATACTTTGCGGTGAACCATGACGCAAAAGAAAATGGCAAAATCACGTCCAGCAGCCTCAGAGTGCGTCTTAATAATGCAAGAAATACCGCACTGAGGATTAGCCCTAAAGGGGTTATCTAGGATTTCTAGCCATTGATCTTGAGGCTGATCGAGCAATACGGTGTCATTGTTTAGCAAAATGATTTTATCGGCTGTACAGATCTTAATGCCCTCATTGGTGGCCTTAGGGTAGCCCAATGGCTCATCACTCCAAACCACCAGCAATCGCGGTACGATGGTGCTGAGATAGTTCAAATACGGCAAAGTATTGTCTGTACAGCCGTTAGCAGAAATGACCAACTCTACGTCGGTCATTTCAGTGTATTTGAGTATGGACTCTATACAGGGCTTTAAATATTTTTCGCAGTTATTGTAAGTGGGTATTACTATACTGACTTTCATGGCTTCCTTGTAAGTGATATTGCATCATAAATATCCTACAAATTATTTTACTGCGTTTTCAAATGGCGTTAAATCATGTTCGCCATAAAACTCTGCACCCTTAGCAATTTGAATTTCAAGGTGGTCTTTATTACGCTTGACTGTATCTGCCCAATCTTCATCAGTCATATCTTCAGGCTTACCAGCGTTTAATAGGTTTACGCTGTCCATGGCTGCTTTGTATGATTGTGCTACTTCTTGTTCTTTAGTCAATTCAATCATTTTTATGCTCCTAATTTAGCTTTGAGTGCGCTTACTTCTGCGGATAGTTCTTTTACTGCGTTAATTAAATGCCATGTGATATTGCTTGCATCTACAGACATTACACCAGTAGATTCTGTTTTTACACAGTCTGGCAATACTAAAGCAAGTTCTTGCGCTATTGCGCCAATTTGAACGCCTTTAATATCTATAGCAGATTCTTTTGGCAAATCGGTTACTTCATCTGCTGTGCGGTATTCAAAGTTTCTTACTTGAATTGCATTGATTGCAGAAAGACCTACTGTGTTATCAACAATATTCTTTTTCAACCTTGCATCAGAAGTAATTGACCATAAAGTAGAGTTATTGCCTTGATATACACCACCACCATTGGGCTGAATAAAACCAGTATTTGCACCTTTTCCAGCAGAAGCAACAGTATTGATGTTTATTTCGTTACTAACGCTTGCACTAGAGGCAACAGGATTTACTCCAAGATAAATATTATTTCCGCCAGTAGTAATATTGTACCCAGCTTGAATTCCAATACAGGTGTTATTAGTTCCAGTAGTATTACTATACCCTGCCTGATAACCTACTGCGGTGTTGTAAGATGCGGTGGTGTTTGAGACTAAAGCCTGTCTTCCAACAGCAGTATTGTATGAGCCTGTATTGTTATATAAAGAAGCATGACCAAAAGCAGCGTTAGATGTTCCAGTAGAATTTAAATTTAATGCATTAAAACCAAAAGAAGCATTATAAGAGCCTGTTGTATTTGTTCCACCAGATAAAGAACCAAAATAGGAATTTTCAGCACCAGTAGTATTGTTATAGCCTGATTGGTAACCAACAGCTACAAGATTAGTGCCAGTCGTATTACTATACCCAGCTTGGTAGCCTACTGCGGTGTTATTAGATGCGGTGGTGTTTGCTTGAAGTGATTGAACACCCAAAGCTGTATTGTTACTTCCTGAAGTATTTGCAGTTAAAGCATTTACACCAACAGCCACATTTAAATCACCACCATTATTTGTCAATGCTCCATACCCAATAGCAGTTAAATTTGAGCCTGTTGTGGTATTTTTTAACGCATTCCCACCAATAGCGGTTGAGTAGTTTGTTGCACCATTAGCAGAAGATAAAGCGCTATTACCAAATACAGTATTACCAGCAACAGAACCACCACCCTTACCAACAATAAGACCTGATATAGAGGCGTCATTAGCTGTAGTAAGTGTAGCTAAAGTCATGCTCGCGCCAGCACCAATTAATTGAATTGGAGTACCTGAAGCATTACCTACCCATAATTTCTTATCGGTAATATTCCACGCCGTTTCGCCTTGCACCAATGAAGATGGCGTATTACCAGTAGTAACACTGTTAAATAGTATTGAGGGTGTGTATCCAGTAGCCGCCATAATTAAATTCCTTTTTTAGCCATTATATTTAAAAAGTTCCGCCATTGATACCGCCAGTGATGGCATTAGTGGCTGCGTCATACGTTAAACCTGTATTGACATAGTGAGTTTGGCTTCCCGATGTTCCCGCAACAAATACAAGATAAGTTGGATTGGTTGTAGTATTGGTTGCAACTACTGGCGTAATGCCACTGTAGCCTGAGATACCAGACCATCCAGAATAGCCAGAGATGCCTGATCCAGAATAGCCAGAGATACCTGACCCTGAATAGCCGCTAATACCAGACCAGCCAGAGTATCCGCTGATACCAGAGCCACTATAACCACTGATACCAGACCAGCCAGAATAACCGCTGATACCTGACCAGCCAGAATAACCTGATACGCCTGATCCGCTGTAACCACTAATACCAGACCAGCCAGAATAGCCGCTGATGCCTGAGCCGCTGTAGCCACTGATACCTGACCAACCGCTGTAACCAGAGATACCTGATCCACTATAGCCACTGATGCCAGACCATCCAGAATACCCCGAAATGCCTGAGCCAGAATAGCCGCTAATACCTGACCATCCAGAGTAACCGCTGACGCCAGAACCAGAATACCCGCTAATGCCTGACCAACCAGAGTAACCGCTAATGCCTGACCAACCAGAATATCCGCTGATGCCAGACCAGCCAGAGTAACCGCTAATCCCGCTACCAGAATAACCAGAGATACCAGACCCACTATAGCCAGAAATACCGCTATATCCGCTGATGCCACTATAGCCAGAAATACCGCTGTAGCCTGACTTCCCGCTATAACCAGAGTAACCTGATTGCCCATACATTACTTGTGTTGCAGTAAATATTACAGATGGAGTTTCAGGATAGGTTGCACCAGCCGCTAAAGTTTCTAAATAAACAGAAGTATTTGTTGTTTGCCAATAAAGTTCTACATAATCATTTGCATTAACATTAAATACAAAATTAACAGTTAATATTTCAGATGCAAAGGCACTTCCTTGTTTATCTGGCACATCATAATGAGAATTACTATCAGCAATATTTGTGCCATTTTTCTTTAACCAAACTTGTGTAGTGCCTAAAGCGGTACTGTGATTAGTAAATTGAATTGAAAAAGTAAGGCTATAAGTTCCAGCATTAGCAAAAGTTACTTGTGAACCACTTACCGACACTCCAGTATTATTTGCATCATAAGAATTAAAAGTAATTGCTGTTGGAGTATTGGCAGTTGTTGTTTGGGTTGTAGTATCCCAAAATGATCCCCAGTTACCAATAGTTCCACCAGCGCCTACAGCGCCGGAATAACCGCTGATACCAGAATAGCCAGAGATGCCGCTGTAACCGCTAAAGCCTGAATAACCGGATACACCTGAGCCTGAGTAACCGCTAATGCCACTGCCGGAATAACCGCTGATACCAGACCAGCCGGAATAGCCACTGATGCCACTATAACCACTTATGCCGCTAAAGCCACTGTAGCCAGAAATACCAGACCAACCGCTGTAACCGCTGATGCCAGACCAGCCACTATAGCCACTAATTCCAGACCAGCCACTATAGCCACTAATACCAGACCAGCCACTATAGCCACTGATACCGCTATATCCACTAATACCACTGTAACCGCTAATTCCGCTAAATCCAGAATAGCCACTGATACCCGAATAGCCGCTAAAGCCACTGATGCCACTAAAGCCACTAATACCATTGGCAATCGCAAAAATAATAGCTTGGTTATTAAGAAAGCCAGTTGTTCCTGATCCAGTAGAAGATACCAAGGAAACTGGGATGGTGAAATAGCTACCCACATTCGTTGGTGTAGAGGTAATTTTCCACGTTTGGGAATTCGCGCTATTGCTTTGATCTTGAATAACTACTTCTTCAGTTGTGGCCAGCAAAGCCAAGAACACACTGATATCAACGCTATTGGCTGTTAGATTGCTAACATTCAATTGAGTCGCGCTAGTTTGTATTAGATTGTTCCAAAGCAGATAGTCAGCGCCCGGATCACCGCTAGTCGCTAAAGCATTCGCTTTATAGAAGTAGTAGCTACTGGATATACCGCTTGCGCCTGAGTATCCGCTGATGCCAGACCAGCCTGAATAGCCAGAAATTCCGCTATATCCTGAAATGCCAGAATAGCCTGAAATCCCGCTAAAGCCAGAATAGCCGCTGATGCCGCTATAGCCTGACTCTCCAGAAAAGCCAGAGTAACCAGAGATACCTGAGAAACCTGACTCACCAGAAAAGCCTGAATAACCCGATATACCTGAAAATCCAGAGTAACCAGATTCTCCAGAGAATCCGCTATAGCCTGAAATACCGCTAAATCCTGATTCGCCTGAAAGTCCTGAATAACCCGAAATCCCGCTATCACCAGAATATCCAGAGATACCACTATAGCCAGACTCGCCGCTATAGCCGGAAATTCCGCTATAACCGCTGATGCCTGAAAATCCAGAATAGCCGCTAATACCAGAATCACCAGAAAAACCGCTGATGCCAGAGTCACCAGAAAAACCGCTGATGCCAGAGTCACCAGAATAACCAGAGATGCCTGACCAACCGCTGAGGCCAGAATCGCCAGAATAGCCTGAGATACCAGAATATCCGCTTTCACCAGAATAGCCAGAAATGCCAGAACCCGAATATCCAGAAAAGCCTGAATAGCCCGATACACCGCTTCCGGAATATCCGCTAATACCAGAATAGCCAGACTCACCAGACCAGCCAGAATAGCCGCTGATGCCAGAGTCACCGCTATAGCCAGACTCGCCACTGTAGCCCGATATGCCTGAACCAGAGTAACCGCTAAAGCCTGAATAGCCAGAGAAGCCAGAATAGCCAGAATTGCCTTGGCCAGTTAATTGAGTAAAGGTAATTGGTGTATGGTCGATGTAGCCCACTTCAGGAACAATCGCTACCCAGCCAGTGTTGGCATTTACACCGCCATTAATAATAAAAGTAAACGCGCCGGGGACTTCAGCCCAGACGGCCATATCCGCAGCTCGCGCCCATGCGCCAGATGAAGCTATATAGATGCCGTTGTAATTTGCATTGTCTTGATTTTTAACTAAGACGCGATCTTGATCTACAGTTTGGTAACCATCAATAATTGGAAAACCAGATAAATCAATGTTTCCTTCCAATGGCGTAGTAGCGCACTGGCATTCTGGTTTTGGGCTAAAGCCAACAATGACGCTATCTAAATAAGCCTTATTCACTAAGTCAGTAGGATTTACTGGTACAGAGTCAACTTGACCTGTAGTAGTCCGCATATTATCAAAATAAGCTGACAGTTCACCAGTCAATAATTGTGGGAATTGAACAAACGCATCACCAGTGCCAGCAGTCATTAAGTTGACTGCAAAATCGCCAGCCTTCCAAGCTCTAGGCGTTGTACCTTCTTGGCCGCGAACGACAGTCAGCGCATCGCCAACAACGGCGGTAACCAAAACAATCTCAACGATGAGGCTGTTTAACGCATCAACTAAAGTGAGCTTAAAGGCTTCATCTACACCGGGATTCGGAAAGTAGGCTGCCGTACCACCCGCGACATAAAGCGTTGTTGCAGTGCTAGTAGCAGGGTAAGCTAAAGTAGTTTGAGCTTGGTTCGCAAACAGTAGGATTGTCATTTAGAATCCTGATGGCTGGATTGAAGTAGAAATTACGCTCCAATATACTCCATCCGATTGCAACAGACATGAAGTGCCAACCACATTACTTAAAATCGCTGTGCCAGCGGTAGTTGTTCCAGAAGGAACTACATTACCAGACGCGCTAGTGATCGTGTTTCCGTTCGGATTTTTAATCCACAATGTTGTACCGTAATAGGCCGCCGCGTTTAAAAGTGTCAATACGACATCAAACGCCGTTTCAATAATTAAAGTCGTATCGCTTGTTGTTTGCGAATAGAACGCATTAGTCACTTTGGTGACTGTAGGTGTATTAGTGGTAATCTGAGCAAAAGAGCCGGCAGCGCCCGCTGTGAAATAGTTAGAAGCAATATCGCCCGCAGTCCATCCAAGGGCTGTAGTACCCTCTTGAGCGCGAACAATCGTGCATACGTCAGCAGACCGCGCAGTACAAAGCACAATCTCATCAAGTGTGCCTGTAGCCGCGTCGGTGAAGGTCATTTTGAAACCTTGACCTGCGCTAGGATTAGGAAACTTTGCGCCTGTACCAGTTGCTAAAACGCAAGAAGTAGCCGCCGATGAAATCGGGGCTGCTAGGGTAGTCTGAGCATTATTAGCAAATAGAAGGATGGTCATGTAAAGTTCCTAGACTTTTTACAAAATGCTGTAGGTATCGTTTGCTACACCAGTGAATTTAACGGTTTTTACTGGAAAATTCAAGACATAATAAATTTGGCCGGTCATTGACCCAGTTGGTGTTGCAGTGTAGTAATTAGCGCCATCAAAAGAAAACTCAATCTTTTTTCCGCTATCAGTAGTGTTTAATGCAATTGACATTGGATATTGAGTTGCCACTACATTAACTATTGCAGTAGTAGTAGTAAGTGTGCCGGTGATTGGGCTACCGTAATTTGTAGTCATAATTAAAATCCTTTTGGTTTAGGAAACTTAGCTTTTATAGCTAAACATTTTTGTCTGTATTCTTCTAGTGCCGCATCATCTTGCTTTACCCAAGCATCTACAAATTCGCCTAATTCTGGATAGCTATAAAGACGTTTACGATAGTAATCTTGAGCATCAAACATAGCTTGCGTTTGAGCTTCAACTAATTTGTCTTTTTGCTTATCGGTAATTAGCTTATGAGTTTTAGGAATAGCGTGATCTTGCGAGCCATCGGCTGCATAAGCATAAACAAGACCATCTTTACCTTTATAGTGTTTCATCATTTATCCTTATATTAACTCGTACCAACCTAGCGCGCCGCCGCCCATATTAGCCAGCATATAAGTAGCCCCGGGAGGCACAATACAAGGCATATTAACTGAGTAGCCGCCGCAACCGTTAAACTGTGCAGCCCAATGAGAAATTAAAACGCCATTGATATAAATGTATCCTTGACCACCGCCATTACAACCAAAGTTACCTTGAACTTGAATAAATTTACCAGTGGTATTAGTATAAGTAACGCCTTGTGATCGTGAGCCTGTTACATCAGTCCAAGTAGAACCGATTACTTGCGCTGGCACTGGCGCTTGTGAAGTCCAAGTAGAACCATTAGATGTTAGAACATTGCCTACGTTTGAAGGCGCTACGGTTTGCGGTGCAGAAATGCCATTGCCCAAAAGGACATTGTTAGCCGTCAAAGTGTTAGTGCCAAGGCCGCCAGAGGCAACTGCTAAAGGAGGTACAAGACCTGAAATCGCGCCACCAGTAATGCTTACCGCATTAGAATTTTGAGCTGCCATTGACCCCAAAGACGCTGGGTTAAAGAATGGGTTTAGCAAAATCCACTTACCATACACGCTGCTATAGATCATTTCACAAACATAGCCAGCGCCGGGTATATCGCCGGGCAATAGTGGCAGATTGTTACCCTTGACGATAGTAGTCGTGGCTGTAGCAGTGCTGCCCAAAGTCAAAGTTAAATTTGGAGTAGTCGTACCGTTGGCAAAGCCCGCCTTAAACATCAAGAACAAGCCGTCAGATAGCGCAGTCAAAGTTGAAAGAATTGTTACCGCGATAGTATCTGATGCGCCGGTAGCAGTAGCATAGGTATAGAACTGTTCTTGCAATTGAGCTGGGCTTAACGCAGAAGATTCACCTGTCGCTGGGTTCAAAAGAACATAAGCATCATAGACAGGACTCCACGCCATCCACATTGGATATCCACTACTTGCAATATCGCCAGCAATTAAAGGCTGGTTATTGGATTTAACGATTGCTTTGGTTGCTAAAAGCGTAGAACCAATGGTTAAAGCCAATGTTGCACCGCTGGTATTGGTAGACGCAGCTTGCAAGGTAAAGGTGAAATTGGTAGGAATGGTTGATAAATTCGATGGAATCGTAGCGGCTAAGGCGTTAGCGCTGCCGGTTGCAATTGCAAAGTCATAAGTACCATTCTGATACTGGTCAAGCTGGATGTTATTCTGAATACTTCCAGCAGTGAAATACATTCCAGCCAAGTCATTCGCCAGCCAAGATTGAGCAGTAGTGCCTTCTTGAGCGCGAACAATAGTTAGGGTATCCCCTGATCTAGCTGTCACCAATACGATTTCGTTCAAAAGACCAGTGGCATTATCCACAAAAGTCATCTTAAAGCCTTGTCCAGTAGTAGGAGAAGGGAATAATGAGCCTGTACCTGAAGCAAGGACAGCAGTAGTCGATACGCTAGAGAGAGGCGCGGCTAGAGTTGATTTAGCATTATTAGCAAATAAAAGAATAGTCATCGCAAATCTCTTAGAAAGTTACGTTGTAAGTATAGCCGATTGGGAGCTGTAAAACACCTGCCTTAATGGCAGATTCCAAAATTGGAGCTAGATCGGTAGGAATTAATGGGGTATATAAAGTTGGCGCGTTTAATGGCACTTCATTCAAATCAAAACTATCTAAAAGCGCTCCGCCCTTCTTAATGCTGACACCGGGCGCAATACGAATTGTGACTACATCCATAGCATCCATAGTGACGCTAATTTGATAGGTTTCGTCAATATTGTGAGATACGCCATTAACGCCAGACAAAAAGCGAGCTACGCGGCGTTTTAGCCAGTTGATCGTAAACTGAAAGCCATCGCCTTTATAGAAGTTCCAAGTAATGCAACGCTTGAAAATATCGTCGGTGACTTGATAAAAGTCAGTAGGGGCTATTCGCACATTTTGGTTATAGGGGACTTCATTTAGATGAATGGTGTTATAAACGCCTTTATCGAAATAATCCCCTTTTGGTAATACAGGGCGGGTAAAGCCATATAGCCCTAAAGCAATCCACTCCAATAAAACACCACTCTTAGTAGTGTAAATCGGTAGATTTAGCGTGTTTATCTTATCTAGATTGCTTTGTGATAGCTCATTATAGGCGGTGAAAAACGCTTCTAAATCAGGATCACCATTGTATTGTTGGTATAGATAGCTAGGAAGAATCTTGCTAATCATCTATTAGCCTTGAGTAATAACAATAGAAGCGTTGTTTGTTTCAAAGTAAGACTCAGGATCGCCATAAATCAGGCCTGTGCCGGCGTCTGGCGGTACGTCAATACCGTTAATTGCTACCGTAAAGACCATGCGTGAAAGCAATGGAGGCGGAATAACCGCTGCGATTGCTGTCTGAAATACGTTTTGCAATTCAAATACGTTGATTGGCTGGCCGACATAAATGCTGTTAATGTAGTTTGCCAAGGCGGGCTGGCCTAGTTGAGCCACTGCTGTTGGGGATACATAGTTGGTTGAAGTTGTATTCCAAGTCAAAGCAATATTGACGGTTTGCTGCGGTGGGCTTACAAACGTGATTTGATAAGTATCCGGATAATCATTAATGGATACAGTGATATTGCGTAAGTTTGGAGTGACCACGCCGCCGCCAGTATAAGTGGCATAGCTAGTAGTGTTTACCCCTAGACTGAAAGTTGTTTCGGAAAGAACCGTAATAGTATAAGTGCCGTTGTAGGCTGTAACGGCTGATCCGCTAATTTGAATTACTTGGCCAGTAGCATAGCCATGATTTAAGTTGGTGGTTACTACGCCCGGATTGGCCTTCGTAATAGACGTTGCCAACAATACCGAGCCAATTAAATCGCCTAAATCGAACAAACCTTTAAAAATGGCGTTGGCCACTTCATAAGGATCACCGCCGCCGACAATAATGGTATACAAGTCACCAGAAGCCTTGATTGCGATCAAACGCTGCTGAACGCCAGAAATGCGGCCTAGCAAAGTTTTGAGCAATGTTGGTGTGCCTTGGCATACTGCTTGTCCAGCTTGAATTACTTGAGCTTGATAGGCTTGTAAAGTTTGAGCTGCTTGGCCGGGGACACCGGTGACTTGGTTTGTACAAGTAACAGTGATACCAGACGGAATAGAGGTAACAACTTGGGTGACAGTGCCTACTGGAACAGCCCATGAACCTTGCTGGACAGCCAAACAATAGAGAGCTGCGCTTTGGCCAGAAGTTCCAATGATGCCGCCATCTTGAACGGTATATTGATGCGTACCATCGGATACAGTAAAACCTACTGGGATTACAAAACCAGCATCGCCAATAAAAGTTACATAAACAGAAGTATTTGCGCCTATGCCGCGTTCAACACCATAGACCGCGCCTAATTGATAAAGCAAGAAAGCATTGGCAGTGTAAGGGCTAATAGAGTTAATCAAATCAACATAGGCCTGATCTTGAATAACTGCTGCACCCGCAGCCGTAGACGCCATATCTTCAACTAAAGAACCGGGAAGATTGGCTGTAAGGCCGGGGGATAGTGTAGTAGCAACAGCAACTAATTCATCACGAATGACGGTAGGATCGGTTGTAACTGCACCTGCGCTTGTCAATGTACTCATTTATGTTGCCACCTGTGATTGAACGACTGTTCCATTTTGGAAAATTGCTGAGATATTGTAAGTCGGATTGGCTGCGTTTAGTTGTTTCACAACAGTCAAAGTAGCGAAATAAGGCGCATACTGAGATTGCGTTCTGTTAACCGCAGCGTCCGGTGCAATTTGACTCATTACAGAATCATGGGCTGGAAGGCCGTAGTTCCCATAAAAAGGGCTTTCATTCTGGTTAAGACGCAAAGTTTGAGCCAATGTAGCCAGCCAAATATAGCCAATTTCATTAACTTGAACCCATTGCCCAGTATTAGTTTTACCGTAAGTTCTCATGTTGGCGTTCCTGTAGTACCACCACCAGTTTGTACCCCACCATGCGTATGAGTGCTACCGACAGCTTTACCATTATTTGTAAGTGTGCCAGTTTGGGTGAAGTTACCAGTTTGATTGATATTTCCAGTTACGTTCATAGTTCCGCCAGTTCCGCCACTGATTGCAAAACCATCATTGCCAGTAATGAGGCCATTAACCGTCAAATTACCGTTCATTGTGGTATTGCCATTATTTACAATTAAATTACCGCCAGCAAGGTCTATTATAATTCCATCGTGATTTAAAGTCAGCTTTACATCTTGGTCTTTGGTAGTTATTTCAACGCCATTGATGCCATAAAGAACCAAATATGTACCATCTACAGTAAACCAATTCTTATTGCTAATTGGTACGAAAACAAGGCCGCCAAGGTTACTTGGGCTACTCAAGGGGGCTAACCCTAATCCAAGTCCTGAAATGCCGCCTAGCCTCGTATTGGCTGCAATGCAGATACCTTTATCGCCGATTTGTACAGGTAAGCGGGTATATTCGCTTTCGGCAATTGGACAAGTTACTGGAGGAATTGTGATGTTTTCACTATCTACTTCAAAGTTGACCGTTACGATTGCGCCATCTACGGCCACAACGGAACAAGGCAAAATCTTACCAAGGCCTTGTTGATGATCCTCAATTTGACGTTCAACCGTATTATTAAGCGATACGGCAAAAGGGACTTTTTGGGCTAAACTCATTTATAGAATTCCAGATGGTAGTGGGCTTGGTATTACACAATTTACTACAGTTACCCAACTATTAGCATCAGCTTGTCTACTACTTCCAACATGACGGATTTTACTAATTTGAAATACGCCTTGAAAAGAAATATTATCTCGATTCTGAGAAAAACTATTAATAATGTTGGTTGTTGGTGTTCCTTTTGGAAACGTGATGTAATCATTGACGTTCAAATCGCTTCGCATGACCAACTTGGCTTGGATTTCGCTTACGTTAAGCCAAGTCAAGTTTCCGATGATATCGGTAAATTTAATATTGTTTCGCGTTGCCGTTTTAGCTGTACCATCGCTTAAATTAAAACCATCTGGTGTTAGGGTAATCCCTACCCCTAAATAACTTTTATCTGTAATGATGGCTTTGCTGTAATCATACATTTGCTTTGAGAATTTCACTAAGCTATCGTATTTACCTTTTTGATCTTCGGTATAGATTAAATTTGGGCTAAGAGTACCGCTAATTGGTACATTGGGATAAGCAATGCCAAAAGCTGTCCGAATGGCTGATTCTAATGTATCGCCTTTTGTCCATGTCCAAGGTAAGTTCACTGGATTAACTGGTGATCCAATAGCCGAGCCAACCACCAAATCAAGGCTAATCTCATTACCTTGCCAATTGGCAAAGGCTTGCAAAATCACGCCATCAATTACTAAGCCCGCTTGGGACGGCTGGGCAAAAGGCAAGCCTTTAGTCATACCTACTGAAATCTTAATCTTGGCAAAATTATTGGCCTGATAGTCAGGATTCAAATTTGAAATTTGACTGATATCTGCATACGAGATGCCATAGATTCTAAGCCAGCTATTTTGCGCTGTTTGATGATAAAGCTGCTGATAAAGGTCTAACTCCACTCGCAGCGCAGCCCCATTATTGGTTCTTGAGCTACTTAGCGTTGAATAAGTAATTGGCTTACCCGAAATTGGGGCTATGGCAATTTCATAAAAACGCATTATGGGGTTATCTCAAAATTTTGGCTGCTTACACGATAGAGCAGCGTTGAAGTTGTAAAATAGCCAAAAAGCAGGTTTATATCCGCTTCATTAGGTGACCCAATAATTGGACGGCTAAAAATCAAATTGCGCGCATTGTCATAAATAGAAATGTAATAGCGTTGGCCATAGGCGTTCCAAGTGCAAATCGCTACATAAGTAATTCCATCCAAAGTTGGATTGAATTGAAAATTTGCAGTTGACGAAGGATTAAAGTTAATTAGCGTAGTCATAGTTAATCCGCAAAAGAATTAATATCTATAGGTGGGGTTTCCGCCCAGCTTAGATTGGTTGCGCTAATTGGTAGGCCATTAGAAAATTTATTCATCAGGTTGCCCAAGACTTGTTGCGCGCCTGATTGGGTAATCAAAGGCTGCACAAAATCCCATTGATACATCAATTGAACTTGCTTATCACTTGGGCTACTGATATCGCGTAGATTGGTTAGTAAGCAATTGGTATAGGTGTACGCGGGGGTAATAACAGTGAAACTACCGCCAGCCAAAATATGGGAGTCAAGCGCAGTCTTGAAAGCGGTCATAATCGCTTGTTTTAGGGGGTAGCCACCGCCGTTTTGAGCTGGACATACCATGAGCAGAGAAATCTTCAACGGCATCTGTATGACCGCATTAGCGGCCATTTGCAAATTGGCAAAGGGATACTCGGCTACTGCCCATTCTTCTAAGGTACTGCCGGGCAAAGGCTTGTAATGAGCAAAAAACTCTTTATTCTGAAGGCCGGGGATATCAATAATTTCGGTCAAAAGCGTAATTGGCAATACACTGCCCGGCATGAACTGAGCCAAGCCATTTTGCAAAATGATCGGCGATATCTCATACGCCGCTTTAAAAATGTCTTTTACTAAAGTGGTCATCTGTTATTTGCTCCCGGTGCTGCGGCTGCATTAGCGTTAATATCTGCGCCTGTAGAAGTAGTCACGTTCAACTGTATAGATTGGGCAATCCGCAATCTATCAGCCAATTCCTGATCTGGATTACGAGGCCGTTCATAGGCGATACCCGCCCTAGTAGCTTCAGTGATGTTGGTTGCCCTTCTTAGCTGCGCGCCCGCATCACGTTCATT